CTCCCGCGCGCGACCCTTCGCTCCCTCCAACCAGGGAGGAGCTGTCCAAGCTCACCAAGATTCAACTCATCGCTGTGGGCTTGAAATACGGGCTTGAGCTGAGTGAGAACTCGCTCAAAGACGAGCTCGTCGAGGCCGTGCTGGGCGCAGTAGCCACGGAGTGACTGCATGAGCTGCAAGAGGTGGACATACAACGGGGACCCATCGCGGTCGACGGCTGATGCTGTCCGCTTTCTTGTAGGGGACACCATCAGAGACAGGCCGTTGCTGGATGACCGCGAGGTTGAGTACATCGTCGCTCAAAACCCGAACCTCAATCTCGCGGCTGCTGCAGCTTGCGAAGCGTTGTGGTCGCGCTTCTTGGCCATCTCCGACTACACCGTCGGATCTGTTTCCAAAAAGTTCAGCGATATTGCAGCCAAATTCAAGGACAGAGCGGCCGACTTCAAGGGGGAGGCTGCTAAAGGCGCAGCATTGGTAAGTTTCCCCGCGACCTTGCGCAGCACGAAGCAGGTACTAGAGACCGACGACGAGCTGGTCAACCCGCAGTTTGCCATCGGCATGGCAGACAGCCCTCTTGCGCTCCAACTCAACGACGAAGTGAGCGAGCTTTGGAGGCTAAACGGTGGGTGGTAGCGTTCGGATTCGGGATAACCGTCTGCGGAGCTTTCGCGCGCGTATCGCGTCGCTGAAGGGAGTCAGCGTCACCGTGGGTGTGCAAGGCGAGATGGCTCAAGCGGATCATCCTGATGCCGCGATGACCTTCGCTGACTTGGCGGCCATTCATGAGTTCGGGACTGAGGACGGACACATTCCCGAGCGGAGCTACTTGCGATCAACCTTCGACTCGCACCGAGACAGATACGGGGCCATGATGACCAAGGGTGGTCGCGAGGTTGAGAAGGGGCGCGATACAGCCAAGGGGGTAATGTTCAAGCTTGGTGAGACGGTTCGAGCAGATATCATCAAGCGCATCAAAGGCCACATTCCTCCCCCTCTGGCGGAGTCAACGATAGCTAGAAAAGGCAGCGACATACCGCTCATCGATAAGGGCCATCTGATAGGCGCTATCACCTCGGTTGTGCACGAGAAGGGGAAGCCTGGTGGTTGACAGATCACGGCCATTCAACGACTGCATAGCGGACGCGGGAGTCGACGTTGAGATCGTTCGCTTTCAGTCGTCGCCGGTGGTCAAGGGACGCGTAGTTCAAGCTCCGCTAGAGGAGCGCTTTTGCATCCGTGCGTCTGTGCAACCTATGAACGCAAAGGAACTGCAGCTCCTTCCAGAGGGTCTGCGCAACTCGGGAGCAAAAGCTGTCTACACGACCTGCGAGCTGTTCACCGTCGAGACGTCAGCTTGCAAGACTCCCGACAGGCTTCTCTACCGAGGGGTGACCTACCAGATCCATTCTGTTGAAGACTGGTTCGACCTTGGCGGCTATTATCGGTGCGTAGCAGTGAGGATGGACAGATGACCAGCCTCGCAACGCACTTGCAGCCCGTCGACTGGGAGACCATTGACAGTGGTCTCTATGACTGGCTTGTCGAGCTGCTTGGCGTGACTGTGATATGGGCCAATCAGAACGTCCCTCAGCCCGACTATCCCTACTTGACGTTGCATCGCAACTCGATGGTCATCCTCGGAGGGGTCCCTGAGAAGCGCTACACAACCGACCTTGGACAGCCTGCGGGGAAGGAAATCGAGATCGAAGCGACGTCCATGCTCGAGTTTACGTTAGGTATTCAAGCCTTCGTTGACGCGGGTGCGGGGGCCAACGACCCAATGTGCAACGCAGTCGCGTTGCTCAACAAGGCGAGGGCCAGTTTGGGCATGCTGTCGTGGCAGAGAACGTTTCAGGATACGCTCGGATTGGCCATCGTTGAGCCGTTAGCAGTGATTGATGTGAGCGAGGTCGTCAACGATGAGTGGATCTCCAGAGCAGCGCTTGATATTCGGCTCCGAACTCGCTCGGTAATGACGGAGCAAACCGGCTTCACGGACAAGGTGACCATCAAGTCTACCCAACTCGGAGTCGACTTCACGGTCGACGCATCTTAGGAGGTCAAGGCTATGAGCCTAAACGATATCGTCAACGTCCAGATCACAAAGCAGACGGCCTCGGTGTCGCGCGTCGGCTTCGGGACCCCGCTGATTCTCACCGTCCACGACCGCATTCCACAGCTGGCAAAGCTCTACACGAGCCTAGATGGAATGACGGGGGACGGCTTCACATCGAGCGACCTTGCCTACAAGCTCGCTGCGGCGATTCTCGCGCAGAATCCCAAGGTAGGCCAGTTCATCGTTGGCAAGCGGAGCAACTTGCCATTGCGCACTGTCTCGATGGTCCCCGTCGCCGTGAACTCCACCGAGTACGCTTTCACCATCAATGGCGAAGCCTTTACGTTCACCAGCGACGCGTCGGCCACACTGGCTGAAGTGATTGCAGGGCTCGTGGCAGCTATCAATGGCGGCGGGCAGGATGTGCTCGCTACCAACGTCGGCCCCGATACTTCGATGAAGATTGAGTCGGCCGACGCCCCAGGAGGGAGTGCTACAGCCGGCGCGCCCTTCACCTTCGGCGTGGCTGACAGGAGCTTGTGGACCCTCATCCACGACGACACCACCGACGCGGGAGGCACCGCCGGCATCGCTGACGATATCGCCGACCTGCGGGACGTCAACGATGACTGGTACGCCATCTGCGGCGATTGGTTTGGAGAGGCTGAGATCGATGCTGTCGCTGACTACATCGAGACCATCCCACGCATCCAGGCGGCCATGACCCAGGACCAGGACGTGCCGTTGTCGGGGTCTAGTGACGTGGCCAGCAACCTGCTCGCGCAGGACTTCGAGCGCACCTTCCTGTACTTCCATCCGACGACGGAGCAGTTCCCGCACGCAGCCTCCCTCGGGAAGAACCTGCCGAAGGATCCTGGGTCAATCACCTGGAAGTTCAAGTCGCTCACCGGGGTCTCCTTTCAGGAGTACACCGCTGCGGAGCTGACGGAGCTGCGGGCGAAGAACGTCGAGCACTACATCCGGCTGGCAGGGAACAATATCTCGGCCGAGGGCAAGATGATCGGAGGGGAGTTCATCGATATCACCCGCTTCATCGACTGGCTAACGGCGCGGCTGCAGGAGAACGTTTTTCGAGCCATGATCTCACTCGACAAGATTCCATTCACCGACCAGGGGATTGGAGTTGTCGAGAACGAGGTTCGGGGCGTGCTGAAGAACGGCATCGCGGTAGGGGGCCTTGCCGCGACCCCGGAGCCGACCGTCACTGTGCCGCTGGCGTCGGAAGTGGATGCGAATGACAAGGCAAACAGGCTGTTGCCAGACGTCAACTTCACGGCGACCCTGGCAGGGGCCATTCATGCAACCGAGATTCGCGGGACGGTTTCAGTCTAGGGAGCTGATCTAGGCTGAGCTGACTCAAGGCTGAATTGGCCCAAGGGGTGAGCACACTCCGAACCTGAAAGGGAGCTGCTATGAGCGTCAAGACATACAATCCCGCGGATGTCTCTATCATCTTCGCGGGAATACCGATTGAAGGAATCGCGGACGGCACTTTCGTCACCGTTGCGAGGAACAACCCGAGCTACAATATGAGCATCGGGTCCGACGGCGAGGGCGTTCGAGCCAAATCCAACGACCGAGGTGGAACGGTGACGTTGACGCTGATGCAAAGCAGCGTCAGCAACGATGCACTGAGTGCCGTTTCTCTCCTGGACGAAGCTAGTGGAGATGGCATCGGACCCCTCCTCGTGAAGGACAATTCAGGCCGTACCATCTGCGGAGCTGAAACGGCCTGGATCCAAAAGCCCGCGGATTCGGAGTTCGCTCGCGAAGCCACAACGCGGGAATGGGTGTTTGAAACCGACCTGCTAGATGTCTTCATCGGCGGGAATTGATACGGAGCTAGGCGATGAGTCAAAGGGCGCAAGACAGCAAAACCACCACCATAGACGGCCACGCATACTCGTGCTTGATGCTCGACCCGTTGACCGCGACCGATATGGTGGCAGACCTCGGGTTCATTTTTGGGCCGTCAATTGGCGCGCTCGGAGGGGCTCTGCTAAAGTCGGATGGCAGTGCCGCCGAGTCATTCAAACGGCTCATGGATGAGGGTGGCGAAGGGCTCGGGGGCGCGCTAGAGAAGGCCGTCCTCGAGTTCTTCGCCCGCTTCGACAAGGTCAAGCAGCGCGAGTTTATCAACACACTGGCCGACGTCACCTACCTCAAGCAAGGGGACAAGGAAATCAAGCTCAGTTCGGTGCTGACGGTTCACTTCAGGGGTAGGGTCGCTGCACTCTACAAGTGGCTGGGCTGGGCCTTGAAGGCTCAGTTTGGAGATTTTTTTTCTCCGTTAGAAACCGCTATCGGGCACGTCGTCCAACGCACGGACCGGGCTCAGTAAGGCTGCCAGAGCACCTTCACCGGGACGCCCATATCATGCGGCTGGTTCAACGGGGACTGGCTTCATACAAGGAGATCCGAACCTTCTGGGACATTAACGAGGTCATGCGAGCAAACGAGTTGCTCGACATCCACGACGACGTGGAGTGGATGGCGGCCGAAGAAGCCAAGCGAAAAGCGCGCCGCCCGTGCGCGACAGGAAGGTAGCTATGCCTGGTCTGCGTGAAGTCCTGGTCTCGTTCGGCATGGAAGTCAACCCGGCTGACGAGCAGAAGGTAACAAGCTCGCTCGACAAGGTAACTGGTCTAGCGAAGAAGGCTGTCGCGGCCTTCGCCGCGTTCAAGGTAGGGCAGCTCGCCGCCAGCTTCGTCGATGGCATCCGGAACATGGGCGACGAGCTGGACAAGACGTCTATCCAGCTCGGGTTCACCACGGCTGAATTGCAGGCGCTTCGCCATGCTGCGAATCTCGCAGGAGTAGACGGATCTGCGTTCTCTGACAGCTTGGGGCGGCTACAAAAGAACGCCTTCGAGGCATCGCGGGGCAACAAGAAGCTCAGCGAGGACTTCGCAGCTCTGGGCGTCAACGTCA